TTTTTTGAATTGGAATAACACAATATGGCAGCTAATAAATTCTCTCTTTTTGGTTTTACAATTGCACGAAATAAGGTCGAAGAAGATCAAACGGTGCAACAATCTTTTACGCCCCCATCAAATGATGATGGCGCTCTCACAATTACCTCAGCCGCTTATTATGGAACATATGTTGACCTAGACGGCACAGCAAAAAATGATGTAGAACTTATTTCACGTTATCGTGAGATGTCTATGCAACCAGAAATTGAATCAGCAATTGATGATATTGTTGGTGAAGCAATCTGCCAAGATGATGATGGTAAGATTCTTCAAATCGTATTGGATGATTTAAAACAACCAGACAAAATTAAAAATGCCATTAAATCAGAGTTCGAAACAGTAATGAAACTTTTGAATTATAAAAATATGGCACAAGATATCTTCCGTAGGTACTATGTTGATGGTCGCCTATTTTACCACATCATAGTGGACCAAACCAAACCTATGGAAGGTGTTAAAGAATTACGATACGTTGATCCACGTAAACTACGTAAAATACGTGAAATGAAAAAAACAAAAGATGAACGTACCGGCACAGAAATTATGAAAGTAATTAATGAATACTATCTTTACAACGATAAAATTAATACTGGTGCTTCTTCTAATTTTGGTCCCGTGGGTGTACGAATTACAACAGATTCTATTATTTCTGTTGTTTCTGGTTTAATGGATTCTCGCCGGGCCGTAGTTCTATCATATCTACACAAAGCAATTAAACCACTTAATCAGTTACGTATGATTGAAGATGCAACTGTCATCTATCGTATCTCACGTGCACCTGAGCGCCGTATTTTCTACATTGACGTAGGTAATTTACCTAAGTTAAAAGCAGAACAATATCTCCGTGATATTATGGTCAAGTATAAGAACAAACTTGTATATGATGCCAACACAGGTGAAGTTCGTGATGACCGTAAATTTTTATCAATGATGGAAGATTTCTGGTTACCCCGCCGTGAAGGTGGTAAAGGCACAGAGATTACCACATTGCCTGGCGGTCAAAATTTAGGTGAGTTAGAAGATGTCAAATACTTTGAAAAGAAACTATACAAGGCACTAAACGTTCCTGTATCACGTTTAAATCCAGAAACATCTGGTTTTTCTCTCGGTCGTACCAATGAGATTACCCGTGACGAATTAAAGTTTGCTAAATTTGTAGACCGATTGCGCAACAAGTTCTCTGACTTATTTGACCAAGCGTTACGAGTACAATGTGTATTAAAAGGTATTTGTACAGACCAAGAATGGGACGATTTTAGAACCTATATTCACTATGACTTTATTAAAGATAATAACTTTACTGAACTTAAAGATGCCGAATTAATGAAAGAAAGATTGGCTCTGTTGGCAACAATAGATCCATATACTGGTCGTTATTTCTCACAATCTTGGATTCAACGAAATGTTCTCCGTCTAAACGATGATGATATCAAAGAGATGCAAATTGAGATGGACGAAGAAAAAGAAGCAGGTCTTGGATTGCCAGTTGGTGTAACAAATGACGTGGCACAGGCACAAATGATGTCGCAAGTACCAGGTCAACCACAACATCCGTTAGACCAAGAACATGAGGCAGAAATGGCACAACAAGCAGCGGCCAAATCAAGTGTTAAAGAAGAAACTAATACATTGGTAAAATTAAAGCGAATATTATAAATATTGAATTGGAGATTAAAAAATGACAGACGCAACAAGACAGATTATTGATTTTGCACAAGATGATAACGGCGTAGAGTTCCGCAATGCTTTGTATTCGGCAATTCACGATAAAGTAACAGATCATATTGAAGCAAAGAAACAAGAGATTGCACACAGTTTAATTGCACCACAACAAGAAGTGGATCAAGAAGATTCACAGACCGAAATAGAACAACAGGAAACAGAAGTTGAAAACACTTAAAGAATTACGTTCACCGTATTTGCCTGGTAGAGATGAAAAAGAATCTCAAATGGATCCGCCAGCGGTTTTAATTATGCGGAGAAAATCAATTCGCCAGTTTCCGGATGGCCAAAGAGTGGCATTATATTATGTGGATAAAATTAATAAATATGTAACCGTACCATACACTGCGATGCAATGGTCATCGACAGAAGATTAACTAGGATAAAAAATGGCAAATATATATTCATATCAAGTTTTAAAAGACGACACTCAACACGCTGTCATTAAATTGACTGGTGCTTTTGATGGAACTGGTCAAGAAAATAATGTGGCCAGAATTGCAGCCAATACATTGTATGGTGCTTTAGATGCAAACAATGTTCCTTTACGTTCCATATTGAGTGCAAGTAATACAGCAAAACCTTATTATGGTTTGAATATTAATCGTATTTGGTATGATACTGACGGTCAAGCTGGTGACGTTCAATTATATTGGGCAAATTCAATAAGTGTGTTTGCAAACTCTGGCACACCAATTGTCTTTATGCAAGGCAATGGTGAATATGATGGTAATGGAAATTGGATTACAATTAAGAATCCTAATGTTTCATCAATTGCAAACACAAATGGAGATATTGGAATCCAGACTCGTGGACAAACAGCCAATTCAAGTTACACAATTATTTTAGAATTGAGAAAAGAAAACGAATATTATCAGCGTGGTCAGTTTAATGATCCAGCAGCATTTAACTATGGTACATATGGTCTGAAACCATAATGAAAAATTTTATTGATGCTCTTCTATCTAATAATTTAATCGAAGCCAAAAGAATATTAGATGAAAGGCTTGATGAATTAACAGATGACGCTTTAACTGATGTCAAAGAAGATATGGCTTTAGAGATGTTTGATATTGACTTAGATGAATTGGAAGAAGCCAATATTATGAAAATGGGCCGAACAAAGATGATTCGTGTTCGCATTCGGGGTGGGAAGATACAAAGACGTAAAAAGTTGTCAGCAGTAAAAGGTTATACAACAAGAGGTGGCAAGTTAGTTCGTATGTCACCTGTTGAACGTAGAAACCGTAAAATGGCATCAAGAAGGTCTAAGTTTAAAAGACGTGCTAAATTAAGACAGGCACTAAGAAAAAGAAAAGTGTCTTTAAGACGAAGAAGTGCAATGGGGTTATAAATGAAACTCATTAAAGAAATTACAGAAACAGTTAGTTACTTGGTAGAAGAAGCCGATGGCAAAAAATCTTTGCATATCGAGGGTCCTTTTTTAGTTGCGGAGAAGAAAAACCGTAATGGTCGTTTGTATGAATACAACACCATGAAAAAAGAGGTTGCTCGATATACAGAAGAATACATTAATAAACATCGTGCATTTGGTGAATTGGGGCATCCTGAAACACCAAGTATCAATCTAGACCGTGTATCACATATGATTACATCATTAAGAGAAGATGGTAATACATGGATTGGTAAAGCAAAGATTTTAGATACACCTATGGGCAATATCGCCAGAAGTCTTATTGAAGGCGGTGCTCAGTTAGGTGTATCTTCAAGAGGTATGGGCTCATTAAAGAATGTCAATGGAGTTAATGTCGTTCAGCCCGATTTTTATCTAGCCACAGCGGCAGATATTGTAGCAGATCCTTCTGCACCTGGTGCGTTTGTACAAGGTATTATGGAAGGTAAAGAATGGATGTTAGTCAATGGTGTTTGGACCGAGGTCGAATACTCTCAGGCGGTACAACAAATCCGCCAAGCTTCACGTAGAGAAATCGAGGAAGTAAGTCTGCACATTTTTGAAAACTTCATGAAAAAACTTTAAATATAAATATCCAATATAAATCAAGGAGATTTTTCAAAATGAAAAAATTTAATCTGTCCGAAGCCGCTAAGCAAATTTTGGTTGGTGAAGGTGCCAAAGAAACGTTTGATTCAAACATTTCGTCCAAAGCAAGTGGTCAAGATAAACCACAGAAATTAAACTTGTCGGTTGGTTACGGCACCAAAGACGCTGGCGAAATTGGTACGAAAGTTACCAAAACAAGCGATGCTGGTCCCACACCAACAAAAGGTGTTCCTACAGCAACACCTCCTGGTGCAACACCTCCTGTAGGTTCTGAGCCAATGAAGAAACTCAAAGGTCAGCCACAAGAAGAAAAGAATGCTGAAGAAGCCGATGTTCAAGGTGGTGCAGATTCTTACGAAACAATCCGTGACCGTAAACCCGGTATCAAACCAAAACAAACAATGCAAGCCAATCCTGGTGCCACATTCCAATCTTATGGCGAAGAAACTGAATCTGATGAAGAAGTTCTCGCTGAAGCAGAAAAAGAAGAAGGCCACGAAGATGAGAAAGAAGATAAAGCCATGATTAAAAAAATGATGAAAAAAGAAAAAATAAAAGAAGATTTAGACGCTCTTTTATCTGGTGAGAACCTTTCTGAAGAATTTGTTCAAAAAGCTTCCACAATTTTTGAAGCTGCCGTTATTGCTCGTGCTGAAGAAGTTATTGCTGAAGCCGAAGTTGCTTTGCAAGAACAATTTGAAGCCGCAGTAGAAGAAATCAAAGAAGATTTGGCCGCTAAGGTTGATGACTATCTCAACTACATGGTTGAGGAGTGGATGAAAGAAAATGAAATCGCCATTGAAAAAGGCCTCCGTGCTGAAATCGTGGAAGACTTTATTACTGGTCTTAAAGGTTTGTTTGAAGAGCACTATATCGATATTCCTGCCGACAAGGTTGATGTTATTGGTGAATTGACCGATAAGGTTGATGAACTTGAATCTGCTCTTAATGAACAAATCAATAAAGGTGTCGAGTTAACCAAAGAGTTAAACGAACAGAAAAAAATTGAAGCCATTTACACAGCGTGTGAAGGCTTACCCCAAACTCAAGTAGAAAAATTAAAATCACTCGCAGAGGGTGTGGAA